CAAGCGGAGCGACGCCGGACACGAACGCGACCGCGCTCCAGACCCTCAGCACGGGCCACTACTACTACATCGTGTCGGCGGCCGGCGACGCGACCCAGCTCGGCGCCCTCGTCTCCCAGGTGAACGTGCTCGCGGCTCCCATCTCGGGCAACCGCCAGCGCGTCATCGCGGCGAGCTCGGGCACGCTCAACGCGACCACGACCATCGCCACCGGCCGCAATGCGGCTCGCGCCGAGATCGCGTGGCTCGAGAAGAGTCCCCTCGAGCCTCCGGTGCTCGCGGCGAACCACGCGGCCGTCATCACCCTCTTCGAGACCCGCCCGAACCCGCGCACCAACTTCTGCGGTTTCGGTCAGGATGCGAAGACGTCCGACTTCTGGGTCGTCCCGGCTCCGCGGACCAAGACCGCGTGGCCGAGCCGCACCAGCATCGCCTCGGCGCTCAACAACGGCATCACGCCCATCGGCGTGCTGGCGAACGGCTCCACCTACCTCGTCAACCGCATCACCACGCGCAGCCTAAACGGAGCGGTGAACGACTACCGCATTCGCGCAGCTCACAAGGTGACGATCTGCGACTTCTTCGCGGAAGACCTCGCGGTGAAGACGTCGCAGCAGTGCGCTGGCAAGCGCATCATGGACAACCCGGTTCCCGGCCAGCCGGTTCCGGGCCCCGACGTCATCTTCCCGACGGCCTACAAGGGCATCATCCTCCAGCTCATCAACGTGTACGAGGCAAACAACCTCCTGCAGAACGTTGCGGAGATCAAGGCAGGCATCAAGGTGCAGCGCGAGGCGAACCCGCGCACGCGCATGGGCGCTCGCGTCCCCTTGCAGCCGGTCGACAACGCGGAGCAGTTCGCGGTCGCAATCGATCAGGTCGCCTGATTCGTCGGCGGGACGCGCCCGCCACCGTGGACGCCCGGCCCCGCCTACCCAGGTGGGCCGGGCGTCTTCGTCCATCACCAACCCGTCTGACCAACCTCGCTGAGGAGATCCTACCGTGTCCAACCCGCAACTTTACGCGCTGCTCTACGTGACCGTCGATGGCGCACTCCTCACCGAGGAGTCGTCCGTCCAGGTCCGTCGCGCCAGCAACGCGCAGATCGTCCAGACCACCGCCAAGGGCTTCGCCGGCGTCTCGCCGGGTGCGCCCATGGTCAACATCTCCATCAAGAACGCGCTCCCGGCCGCCGATATCGAATACGACGCCGGCGACGTCATCACCTCTCTTGCCGTCGTCGAGATCGGCGTCATTCACCCGAGCGGCAAGCAGCTCGTGGCGAAGGGCTTCATCCTCGAGGACACCTTCGGTCACTCCGTCGGAAGCGAGTCGAACTACGACTTCGAATTCGTCGGCTCGATGCCCGGTTTCGAGGAGTAGTCATGAACAGGCCAGCTCCGAAGCACACCGCCGCCAACCCGCCGGAGGAGAAGCAGGAGGAGGCGTCGGACCTCTGGCTCGCGCTCACCCAGCTGCCTCGCCCCGGGAAGCCGATTCCGTTCCCGCGCTGCACGCCCGGGACCGACATCCCCGTGGGCGAGGTGTTCATGTGGCCACTGCGCCAAGAAGAGCAGCAGTTCGCCTCTGTCGAGGCCGACCGCCACGTCAAAAAGATCCTCAAGGACCCTCAGCGCAAGGACGAGGCGAACCTCGGGTATCACTCGCTCTTCACCAACGAGCTGGCCGTCCAGGTGCTATGGCGCGCTTGCCGCGACATCAACTCGGAGCGCGGCAAGCGCGCGGCGTTCCCGAGTCCAGGCATGCTCCGCCGCGAGCTGACCACCGACGAGACCGGCGTCCTCTTCGCCAACTACATCACGGTCCAGCAGGAGCTCGGGCCCATCATGGCCTACCTCAGCTCGGAGGAGCAGGAGGCGCTCATCATCAGGATCCACGAGGCTGGGTCCGCCTACCCTTTCGATTCGCTCTCGCCGGACGAGCAGAAGATCCTGGTGACTTCTTTGGTGTCCCGTCTAGTGAACTGCTGGATGGCCATGTTTTCTGTTGGCTTGCCGCTCGACGCTTCGTCAACCGTTGAAGAGAGCATCAAGCAGTACATCGAAGAAGCCGAGAAGCGCGCTGCCGAAGCAGCCCAGGCGTCCGACGAGAGCAGCGACGACGAGACCGACCCGGACCCCGCGCCGAACGAGTAAGCCATGTCCAACCCCGTCGTCATCGACTTCATCATCCGCGGCATGCCCAACGTTCTGCGCGCCATGCGCACGACGGAGCAGGCTGCCGCGGAGTCCGAGAAGGCGACGACGAAACGCGCCGAGAAGGAGTCCAAGTCACGCGTCAAGCTCGCCGAGCAAGAAGCGAAGGAGAAGATCGCCGCGCTCAAGAAGGCGGATACCGCCCACCGCCAGGCGTGGAACACCGCCGAGCGCGAGGTGGAAGCCTCCGTCAAGAAGAAGAAGAAGCGCGAGGAGTCGCAGGCCAAGGACCAGGTTTCGACCTGGAAAAAGGCCGACGCGGAGGTCAAGAAGCTCCGAGACAAGGCCTACAAGGAGGCCGAGGCCGACGCGAAGAAGCGCGCGAAGGACGATAAGAAGGCCGCCGACGAGAAGATCGCGTCGTGGAAGCGAGCAGACAGCGAGATCAAGAAGGCTCGCGACAAGGCCGCGCGCGAAGTCGAGTCGCAACTTCGCAAGGAAGAGCGGGACCGCGAACGGTCCAACCGTGAGCAGAACCGCTCTGCCGAGCGATGGGTACGCAACCGCGAACGCGCGGCCAACCGCGCCGCCAACGAGCGTAAGCGCACGCTCGGTCGATTCGCCGACACCATGGGCGCGGGCTTCGGCTCCGGCATCGGCCGAGTCATGGACGCCACCCGCGGCACAGCCAACCTGGTGGCCCAGCTCGGTGGCGGCTTCGACATCGCCAGCTCGGTTCAGCGCAACGTCAAAGACTCGGCCTCCGTGGCCGATCTGATGAACGTTGCCATCAACCCGGCGTCCGCGGTGAAGGCGAACCACGAGCGCCGCGACCGTGGCACTGTCGACAGCTCCATCGACGCCAATACGGCGCGCTGGGGCTACACCCGCGGCGAAAGCGCCGAGGGCCTCCACGAGTTCACCGGCATCACCGGCGACCTCGAGACGGCCATGCGCCTCCTCCCGCGACTGAGCGAGCTGGCGCGCGCAACCGGCACCGACCTCAAGACGATGATGGGCGCAGCCGCAAACGCCGGCATGGCCTTCGACTCGATGACCGACTCGGGAGAGAAGGCCAAGAAGATCGAGGGCATCATGCGCACGCTCGCCGGCCAGGCCAAGGCGGGCAACATCGAGGTGCCCGACCTCGCGAAGCACATGGGCCGAATGGTCGCGGCCGCTGGGAAGTTCGAGGGCGACAACTCCGAGAGCATCCAGAAGATCGGCATGATTATGCAGGCCGCTCGCGGAGGCGGCGGCGCCTGGAACGCGGCGACCTCGGCCCAGGCCGTCAGCTCGTTCACCCAGACGTTTGGCAAGTCGGCGCGCCTCGGCGCGTTCGAGAGCGCCGGCGTCAAGGTCTTCTCCGACAAGGAGCAGACCATACTTCGGGACCCCGTCGACCTCATCGCCGACTCGCTCGACGCGACCAAGGGGAGCATTCCGAAGCTAAACGCCATGTGGGGCTCGGCGTACACCGACCGATCCATCCACAAGTTCGCCGACGCCTACACCAAGGGCTGGACGGACCCGAAGACCGGCAAGACCCTCAAGGGTCGCGAAGCGGTCAAGGGCTACGCCGACAACCTGATGAAGAGCGTCACCATGACGCAAGGTCAGATCTCCGAGGCGGCCAACTCGCGCACGTCGGAGCTCGATGTCGACGTCGCCAAGTCCCAAGCCGCATTCGACAAGGCGGTCCGCGAGAAAATCATCCCCGCCATCACCAAGCTGGCCCCCGAAATCGAGAAGCTGGCCACGACCTGGGTCGACCTGAACGCCGACGCGATCCCCACGTTCGTCGACCTCATCAGGACGATCGCCAGCATGGCCAAGTCCCACAAGGGCAGCATCGAGTGGATGGCCCAACACCCCGTCGCCGCCCTCATCGGCGCCGAGATTACGAAGAGCTTCGCCTCGGCCGCTCTCCCCGAGCTTCTCAGGCGCCTCCTTACGAACGTCTTCGGCGGCGGGGGCGGTGGAGCGCCAGTCCCCACGGGTGGCGGTGGCGGCGGCGCAGTCGGCGGCGCGCTCGCCATGGCTGGCGTCGCAGCCATCGCCACCGTCGCATCCAACGCGACCTCTGCCTACTCGGCCGGCGACGACGCGGCCTCGTCCCTCGCCCAGAGGTTGCAGGCCTACCAGAATGGCGACCGCGTCAACGGCGTCTCGCCGGAGGTCGTCCAGAAGCAGCTCGACGAGGCTCGAGGCCGACTCAACGCAGACGATGCCCAGTACGGCATGGTCGCCAAGATCGGCCGCGTCGTCGCTACCCCATTCGACAAGAGCGCGTCGAAGGAATACCGACAAGTCAAGCACGATCAGGGACTCCTCGACTCCAAGGAGCTCGCCGAGCAGCTCCGTAAGACCCAGGAGGCCATGCGCGCGCTCACCACGGCGACCAACGCCAACACCGCAGCGACCGGGTCGTCGACCACCCAGGCGCCCGCGACAACCCCGGGCGACGCCGCTCGCTCCGCCCCCATCAACGCCCGCAAGTAGGTGAGTCATGACGGACGTCCTTGCGCAGCTGCTCCCGGCTGCCTTCCGCGGGATTCAGTTCCCGGTCATCCGCATGACGATGAGCATCGCCCACGAGCTTGCGATGCACACCTACTGGGGCGTCGACGGCGCTCGCATCGAGGCCACCGGCCTCGAGCCGATGCGCTTCACCTTCACCGTCCCCTTCATCAACACGATCGCCCCCGGCAAAAAGGAGCGCTGGGAAGCTGGCAGGCTCTACCCCTACCAGCTTCGCCAGCTGCTCGACGCCTTCCGCAAGAAGGCCGACGGCATTCTCCAACACCCCGAGTTCGGCGACATCCGGTGCAAGGCCGACAAGCTCGACTTCGAATGGGAGGCCACCCGGCGCGGCGGAGCGGACGCTACCGTCTCCTTCGTCGAGACCCTGCCTCCCATGGGCGAGCGCGCCGTCCGCGCAGCCTCCCCCGTCCAGGCCATCCTGGTGGCCACGTTCGACCTCGACGCGAGCGACGCGGACCTTCGCGCCCTCGTGCCGGACTGGCCGCAGCACCGAACGTCGTTCACCGACTTCGCCAGGTCGATCCAGGCGATCGGTGACCAGTTCACCGTCCTCCAGTACCGCACCGCGGGGCAAATCAACCAGCTCCTCTATCGGTGCGACAACATCGTCGACAGCATCACCCGCGCTCGCTCGGCGACCACCTGGCCCCTCGCTCGCTCGGTCGAGCGCATTCGCTCCGCCGCCTACGACATTCGGGCCCAGATCGTTCGGCTGTCGCGAAGCATCTCCGTCTACTCCGTCCCCGGTGACACCACGCTCTCTGGCGTGGCCGCCAGCCTGCCCGACCAGCGCATCGCCGACCTCATCAAGCTCAATCCCGACCTGGTGCGCCAGCCGGAGATCAAGCGTGGCACGGCGGTTCGCTACTACAACTCGAACCTCCCGGTGTGACCATGCCCCTGCTCCCGGCCGACAACCCCGAAGAGGAGCAGGTCCAGCTGCGAGTGATGGACGAGCAGGTCACGCTCACTCACTTCAAGTCCTACGAGTTCGCTAGCGACTTCCTCACCCCGAGCGACGGTTGGAGCTTCACCGTCGGCGACGAAGACCTCCCCGAGCGCGAGGCCAACGCGCTCCTCTGTCGGGCTCGCATTCGGCTCTACGTCAACAACCTCCCCGTCGCCGATGGGCACATCGACGATGTCGAGGAGACCGCCAGCAAGGGCTCGGGCAAGGAGTGGTCGATCTCCGGTCGTGACCGGCTTGCGCTCGCCGTCGACTCTGGCGCTCTGCCGAATCTCGAGTTTCCCGCCGGCACGACCCTCGACACGTTCCTGCGCACCATCTTCGCCCCTTACGGATGGGGCGGCGAAGACCACTTCGTCATCGACAACATCGCCAACCGCAATGCCCGCACGGGTGCTTTGCGCGGTGCCCCGACGAGCCGAGGCCGCCGAGCGGGCCGACCCCTCAAGAGCTTCAAGCTCCACCAGCTCAAGCCGTACAACAACGAGGGCGTCTACACATTCGCCGCGCGCGTGGCGCAGCGCTTCGGCCTCTGGATCTGGCCCACGGCCGACGGCGAGCAGCTGGTCGTCAGCACGCCCGACTTTGCCCAAGAGCCGACCTTCACCCTCGCTCGGCTGAAGGACGGCTCGGGCAACATCATCAGCGGAGGCGTGAAGCGGTCGAGCCAGGACCAGCCATCGGTCATCTTCGCCGACAGCTTCAGCGGTGGCTCCGAGTACGGCAAGGGGCGCGTCAAGGTCTTCTGCGTCAATCCGTACTTCGGCATCGACCAGGACGGACAGATCCTCAAAGACGTCTCGAAACTGATCCTCCAGGTTCCCGACGCCAACCAGGTCACGATGGTGACGCAGCCGTTCGAGCGGCGCGTCGCCACCACCATCGCCCGCCCGCTCTACATCCACGACGAGGAATCCAAGACCCTCGAGCAGCTCGAGTATTTCGTTCGGCGCGAGATGAGCCTTCTGATGAGGAAGGCCTTCCAATACAGCGTCGTGGTCGAGGGCCACGGCCAGATGGTCAACGGCAACTTCGTCCCCTGGACCCCGGACACCACCGTTCGCGTCTACGACGAGGTTTCGAACGTCAACGAGATCTTGTGGGTGCTCGGCGTCCGCTTCCACAAAGCCAAGCAGGGCGGCACGACCACGCGCCTCACCCTCCTTCGCTTGAACAGCGTCCAGTTCGGCGTGGCCGACCAGGCCACCGGCCCTAAGCCCGCGAGCATCACCTCGCTCGATCCGGGCGCCACGGAGTGACCATGAGCTTCATCCAGGTCGGCTACGACATCCTCAACACGACCGTCGACCAGACGACCGGCAAGATCCTCGTCCAACTCGGCGACGCTCACAGGAAGACCGTCGACACGAACCGGGCCGAGCTCTGGCAGCAACCCGGCTTCGTCAGCCGACCCTCCCAGCCCACCGGCAAGGACGCCGCCCAGGCCGTCGTTCTCCGCACGAACGACCACGACATCGTCCTCGGCGGAATGGACATGCGGACGCTCAACATCTACGGGCTCCTCGGCGACGGCGAGAGCGCCATGTGGGGCTCGGGCTCCGACGGCAAGGCCCAGGGTCGCGTCATCTGCAAAGCCGACGGCAGCGTCAACGCCTTCACCACCGACACGAACGCCGACGGCGGCGAGTCGGTGAACCTCCGCGTCGCTCCGGACGGACTCTCCTTCGTGGCCCCCTGGGGGACGCTGAAGTTCGACGCCACCGGCTTCCACGTCAACCACACCTCCGGCGCCCAGATGAGCCTCGGCGGCATCTACGGCATGCCTGCCCCGCTCGACCAGGTCTCGAGCTACGTCCGGATGCAGGCCGGCATGGTCGGCATCAACGCCAGCGTCCAGTCGCTAGGCGGCACCAGCGGCCAGCGACAGCTCGCGGCGGTCCCTCAGGTCATGGAAGGACTGAAGGCCGTCCTGACCGCCCTCAAGGCCGTGGAAACGGCATTCACAGCCTTCGCCACCCCGCCCCTCAGCGCCTCCCCAA